ATTATGAGCCAAGAAGAAAAAAAATACGTAATAATAGACGCTGCTGATGTGGCTGGAATTAACTTCGATGATGTCATGGAAACCTCCGCGGATACACTGCGGTGGAATAACGATAACACCAAGACGTTCGTGAAGTACAAAGGCAATAAACCCTACTGTTTATACGGCAAGGATACCTACTCCGAGCCTGAGATCAAGGCGATCCTTAATGACGAGAATGGTGAGTGGTACTCTGACCCTGAAGTCTGATGGAAGTTAATGTATCAGATGCTATCGGGTTCACTGGCATCATTATCACTGCAATCGGTGGGGCTATAGCATATGGTTCTTTAAAGAATCGGGTATGCGCTCTAGAGAAGCGTGCTGACGGGGCAAAGGCGGATCGAGAGAAGCTATTCGATTCAAGCAATGAGTTACGTGCTGATACAAACGTACAAGGCGAGAAGATCGGCAACCTGGAGGGTGCTAGGGAGGAACTGTTTCGCCTCGCTAGAAATACAAACGAAACTCTTAACGATATTTCAACCAGCCTTCAGGTACTTACAGCAGAGTTTAAGAAGCTTGAGGAAGAGATTAAAAAGAAATAGACGCTTATGAGTGTCGGCTTCCTAAATACCCCACGCATGGTGGATGTCCCTGGTGAGGATTGCAAGATCACACTAGATCCATTGGTGTTTCAATATGCAGGGGATGATGCTATCCAGGGGAATGTGGATCCGTTTATCAACTCTTGGCGTGATGGATACCACAAGGATATGGAAAGCCCCAAGCTATACCTTGAGGGATTGGCCGAGTACTTCTTCCCATTGCAGACTGTATTGGTAATCCCGGCAGGACGGGTAACAGATGGACCAAGTGTCCCCCGGTATCTCCATTGGATGATTAACCCGAAAGACTTCTACCTCTCTGGTGTATTCCATGATTGGGCGAGAGGATACTTTATCACTGGCAATGCAACGACTGATGGGTTCCTCCGTGATGCTGCTGCCAGTGAGGGCATGGGCGCAATCAAGTCCTACCTCATCTATCTTGGAGTCAGGATCGGAACCCACACAGGATATAAGTGTAGCATCCCAGATAGTAAGGCAGTGCGGAAAACTTATGCCGGGGCGAAGAAAGTCGCCGTCCAGGATATTTGGTTTGATGCAGATAACTTTGAAGTAAAATACAAGCGATGAAAAAACTTCTAATCCTCACACTCCTTAGTACATCTGGATGCATGAACCTTTCAAAGACTATCCAGGAGTTGCCTGGGTATGAGTTTACTGAACTGAACTACGCACGTACTGGAAACATCACATCGACCACACTGAGTGCGAGTAACGCAAAGATCATCGACGACACCTTGACCATAGAGTCTGTCAATGTGGTTCACAGTAATCCGCTCTTTGGCATCAACGCTAACTTGAAAGGGCTAAAGCGACCCGCCCGAAAGGAAGAGTAATCCAATGGACGATTTAACAGCACAAGGAATTTACACCAGCCTCGAACCTTTGCGGGATACCTACCTGCGAAGGGCAAGGGATGCTGCGGAGTTGACTATACCCTACTTGGTTCCACCTGAAGGTCACAGTGACCACACGAAGTACCATACGCCATACCAGGGTATCGGTGCTAGGGGAGTGAATAACTTGGCATCCCGGCTAATCCTATCTTTGTTTCCTCCTAATGCGCCATTCTTCCGTATGATGATTGACCAAGGTGAACTCAATAAGCTTACCGAGGAAATGGAGTCTCAAGAGGAAGAGGCACGATTTAAGACGGAACTTGATATCGGCCTATCGAAGTATGAGAAGGCAGTAGCACAAGATTTTGAATACACAGGATTTCGCCCGGAAGCATTCGAGGCACTGAAGCATTTGATCGTGGCCGGGAATGCCCTGCTTTACGATCCTGATGATTCTGGCACACGGGTATTCCGCTTGGATCGATACGTGGCCAAGCGTGATCCAATGGGCAATATCACCCACATCGTCACCAAGGAGACAGTATCCCCGACGACATTAAGTGATGAGTTGCGTGAGTTGATCCCTTCTGAGGATTCGCAGCAGAAGACAGTCAACCTCTTTACCGCCATCGTGCGTGAGGATAATAAGTACAAGGTCTGGCAGGAACTCAATGGTGTCAGGGTTCCTGATTCCGATGGTGAGTACACTGACGAGAATATGCCGTGGGTAGCCCTACGTTACACCCGGATCGACGGGGAAGCATACGGGCGTGGCTTTGTGGAGGAGTACCAAGGTGACCTGCAATCGCTCGAAGGACTCACTAAGGCACTTGTCCAAGGTTCTGCTGCTGCTGCCAAGGTTCTTTTTCTTGTGAATCCTAATGGAACTGCGAGAGCTAAGGATTTAACTGAAGCACCTAATGGCGGATTTATTGATGGCAATCGGGATGATGTGTCTACATTGCAACTGGATAAACAAGCAGATATGTCTGTAGTCTACCAAGCAATTGGTGGAATCCAAGACCGACTTTCCCATGCCTTCCTGCTCAATTCCTCTGTCGTCCGTAATGCCGAGCGTGTTACCGCAGAGGAGATCCGTATGGTAGCGCAAGAGTTGGAGGCTACCCTTGGCGGAATGTACTCACTACTAAGCCAGGAACTGCAACTCCCAATGGTCAAGCGCAGGATTGCTAAGATGGCCAAGGAGGATAGATTACCATCACTACCAAAGAAAGTAGTCAGGCCAACCATCGTCACCGGGGTAGAAGCACTTGGCCGGGGTAATGATCTATCCAAGCTCGATATGTTCGTGGCCGGGGTAGGTCAAGTAATGGGACCAGAGGTTGTATCTCAATACATCAGTCCTGGAGAATATTTACGGAGGCGGGGATCTGCTGTTGGGATTGACACTAATGGGCTGGTCAAATCCGATGAGCAAATCCAGCAGGAGCAGCAACAAGCGCAGCAAATGCAAGCCGCCATGCAACTTGGTAAACCTGCAATCGACAGTGCTACCAAACAAATGATGCAAGCCCAAGAACAACAAGAGGAGTAACATGAGTGAGTTCGCCCGTGTAGAGTTCAATGATAAGACTGCCGGGGAGATCGAGCCAGAGGAGAAACCAGAAGAAACATCTGGTGATGAACCCACTGGTGAAGAGAAGCCGGAAGAACAAACAGAGGAAACGCCAGAACGCCCAGAGTGGCTTGATGAGCGTTTCAAAACCCCCGAAGACTTGGCAAAGTCTTATGCGGAACTTGAAGCAAAGTTGCGTGAGAGACAGGAAAAGAAGGAGTCAGAGGCTAATCCTGATCCAAATACGGAGAAGGAAACCCCTGAGACTTCCGGGAATGTCATGGAACTCGTCAATGATGCCAGCAAGGAGTTCTGGGAGAATGACGGAAAGATGTCCGATGAGACATACGCCAAGCTTGAACAGTCCGGCTTTTCCAGGGAGTTGGTTGATTCCTTCGCAAAAGGACAAGCCGCACTCCAGAGTCAATTTACAACCAATGTTCAGAGTGCCGCTAATGGTGAGTTTGAGCAGATGGAGAAATGGGCAGAAGCGAATGCATCTGATGTGGACAAGGCGACCTACCTTGAAGCGATTAACTCAGGCAATGAGAATCTCGCAAGGATGGCAGTCGAGTCCATGTATTCCCGATACAAGGGAGCCAACCCATCGCAACCAAACCTCGTAACCGGGGAGACATCCGGCAATGCAGGGGTGAAGCCATTTGCATCTAGGCATGAGCTAACTGCTGCAATTGGTGACCCTCGTTATAAGGCAGGAGACAAAGCCTATCACAAAGAGATTGACAGGCGTTTGGCCATCAGTAAGGATTTGTAGTCTCATAGTATGTTGTGATTGTGTGACTTAACTTGCATTACATGATTGTTTGGAGGGGCGCAAAGTAGTCATGTTCTTTGCGCCCCTTTTTTATGCCTTGACAAAACCTCAACTAATAGTGTAGATACAAAACCATAACACTTTGTAAGTCCCCCAGCCTTTACGGAGGAACAACTGGTTATTCGGTACGAGCGAACGTGTGATTCTCTCACATATTCTTTTAACCCTGTTTAATCAGAAAGGTATACATCATGGCTAATGGTGATACAACTGCCTCAAGGTTGGGGCAAATCGATGCTTCAGGCGATGCCTTAGCAATCTTCCTTAAAAAGTTTTCTGGCGAAGTCCTCCGTACGTTCGACGAACGTAATATCATGGGTGACAAGTGCATGACGAAAACTATCGAGAGTGGTAAGTCTGCTCAGTTCCCTGTTACCGGGGTAGCTAGTGCATCCTATCACACTCCTGGCGAAAACATCGCAGACGCTGGCAATAGCTACTTGTCCACGATCCGCCACGCTGAAAAGATCATCTCGATTGATCCGCTCCTTGTTTCCACTACGTTCATCTCGAACTTGGATGAAGCAATGAATCACTACGATGCTCGCTCCGTCTACTCCCATGAGATTGGACATCAGCTTGCAATTCGTGCTGATACAGTGCGGATCAAAACCCACATTGCTGCTGCCCGTGCTAGTGCCAACTACACTGGAGCAAATGTTGGTGATCAGATCGACGTTTCCGCTGAAAGCACCACTGCTGACGGCACTGAAACCTACACTGCCGCTAATCTCCAAGCCTCCTTGTTCTTGGCCGCAGAGAAGATGGACGACAACGATGTGCCTGACGACGGCATGCGTTTCGCAATCCTATCCCCCACTGATTATTACCTGTTGGTCAATGCTGGCATCGCCACATCCCCGATCAACCAGGATGTCGGAGGTCAGGGTAGCATCGCTGAAGGTACGATCCGCCAAGTTGCTGGTATCAACATCTTCAAGTCCACCCACATCCCAACCACGGACTTGAGTGCTACCTCCACTGGTGATGGCGCATCCAACAATGATGTGTTCGGTGGATCCGGTGTAGGTTACAATGGTGACTTCAGTGACACTGTTGGTATCGTTTCCCACCCCTCCGCTATCGGTTGCGTCAAGCTTCTCGACCTCGCTGTTGAGACTGAGTACAAGATCGAACTCCAAGGAACCCTGCTCGTTGCCAAGTACGCAATGGGTCACGGGGTACTCCGTCCTGAGTGTGCGTTCGAGTTGGTGAAATAATCCTCTCTATCATTCTATCTCCTCTGGGGGGTTGCCATGCAGGGTTTCGGTTCTTTTTTCCTCTTGGCAACCCTCCTTTTTTTAACATATTGAAATCATGGCCACGTTGACCTTATCCACAAAACTTGAGGCAGTGAACACCATTATCGGTGCAGTGGGTGAGAGTCCCGTCAATAGCCTTGGTACTGGTACGAGCCGACCGCAACAAGTGGTAATTGCGGAAACCCTACTGGATGATGCCTTGCGGGATATCCAAAGTGAGGGATGGCACTTCAATACCCAAAAGAAGTACACCATCAATCGGGATGTAAACAATAAGGCAGTTCTTCCGGCCAATACAATGCGGGTAGATGCCCATCCTGGATACCATACTGACCTGGATATAGTCCAGCGGGGATCAACCCTTTATGATGTAAAGAACCACACTGACGAGTTCACTAAAGATCTCACTGTGGATATCGTCTTCCTGCTTCAATACACTGAGATGCCAGAACAATTCCGCAGATGGGCAACAATCCGTGCAGCCCGACAAATGGCAGCAAGGTTTATCGGATCCGGTGAGATGGAGCTATTCACTTTGCGTGATGAACAAGATGCCAGGGCAAAGGCACGGAGGTCAGATAGCGATAACGCGGACCACACAATCTTTGGAAACTACGACATCGCCCAAATCATTGATCGGTAATGCCACTCATAAACACCAGCATCCCAAACCTTAGCCAGGGAGTATCCCAACAACCGGACAATATCCGGTTCCCAGGCCAAGGGGAAACCCAGGAGAACATGTATTCATCTGTGGTGGATGGATTATTGGCTCGACCCCATAGCGATAACCTTGGTGAACTTGGATCTTCAAATGTGATATCAGCGGATGCCTTTGTACATTTAATAAACCGGGACTCTGATAATCGCCATGTGCTAGTGATCGAGCCGAGCGCAAATACTGTGAAGCTTTATGATACAGTGGACGGAAGCACAATTGATGTCTATGATGCGCCAACAGGAACAACTGCTGCGAACTTAGCATACCTCACCGAGACTACCCCACGGACGGCATTCCAGGCAATGACTGTTGCCGACACCACTTACATCCTGAATAAGACCCAGACTGTGAGTGCGATGTCAAATAATAGTGACGATCTCACAAAGAAGGCAGTGGTCTGGATTAAGCAGGGTGATTACGCCAAGGAGTACCATGTGGACATCAAGATTGGCGGGGTGATTACGCATTGCACTTACACTTCCGGAGACGGAGCAAGCTCAGGAGGGGACGCAGAAGTTAATGGCACGGCAGTCACTAGTGGGAATCCTGGATATGATCCTGGTGATGCAGCAGATGCTTCTACGGAACTAATTGCACAAGGGTTATGGGCAGCAATTGAGGGTAGGAATATAACTGATATCACTACCCAATTAGCCAACCTAGTGGGCGTTGTGGGAGGGGGTTACTCAGATGCAACAAATGCCAATGCAAGCCTGATCGAATATACTGGAGGCAGTGATTTTAATATCGAGGTGCATGATGGCCTTGGAAATACCGGGGTCGGTGTAATTTATGACCATGTGAGAAATTTATCCGACCTTCCCACTCAGGCATTTAGCGGGATCGAGGTCAAGGTTAAAGGCGATGTGGAGCTTGTCCAGGATGACTATTATGTGAAGTTCCAAGCTAAAAATGGCGATCAGTTTGACGGGACAGTACATGACCTCCAGCTTATTGATGGCGGGGCGGGATACACAGATGTCACTGGATATTCCATAACCTTTACTGGAGGAGGAGGCTCTGGGGCAACCGGAACCTTTGATGTTGTTGGAGGGGCGGTCACAAACCTCCAATTGACGGCAGCAGGATCAGGATACACTTCTGCGCCCCAACTCACTTTTACTGGAGCAGGATCACCATCAGATGTTGCTGTTGCTTACGCACAAGTCCTACCCTCTAATGATGGCTCATGGGCAGAAACTG